TCACTATGTAGCTCTCGAAGCCGGTGCGGATCGCCTGCCATGCAGCCTGAATCGGACTGACGACGGCGGCCACTGCGTTGGTGATGTTGCTGATGGCAAGATTCCACCCACCCACCACAGGGCGGATCACATAGGCATCCCACAGCCGGCCAATAGCCTGCCAGCCGTTCGTGATCGACCTAATGGCAGCGCTCCATGCTTGCGTTAGGAATGACAGAAGGGAGACAATCGGCCTCTTCAGGATGTTGTCCCAGATCCTGATCCATGGCGCGACCAACGTCCCCCAGACGACCGCAATCATGGCCTTCATAGCCCACTCCATGACCGGGCCAATCGTCTTCGCCCAGAACTCGACCGTCTTTTTCATTTCCTCCCATCGGGCCACCCAGAAGTCGCGGATTGGTTGCGTCCACTCCCAGAACGATTGCGCGATTTCCCCGATCGCCTCACCCAGCCACGCGCCGAACTCCATGATCGGCTCGCGGAACAGTAGGCACATTGCCACCACTGCCGCCACCGCGAGCACGGTCCAGCCCACGGGCCCAGAAAAGAACGCCAGGATCGCCGGCAGTGCCGTGGCCGTCAGCCAAGTCAGGAATCCACTGAATGCCACCTGAACCACGGTCATCGCTCCTGCGAACACAGTGCCAAATCCGGCGAATGTGATCCCGAACTGATTGAGCGTGAACAGGATTGACGCGACGATCGGTGCTGCGGCGACCAGTGCAGCAAACGCCCCGCCAATCGCCACCACTGCCGTCGTGATCAGCGGATTCTGCTGCGCGAACTGGCTCAGGCCTTGAATGATCGGGCCCAGAGCCCGCGCCAGGCCGACCAGCGCGGGCAAGACCGACTTTCCAATCTCGATCGCCAACGCGCGGAGGTTGTTGAAGAAGAGCTGCAGCTGCGCATCTGTGGCCATCGCCCTGATCGCCGCTTCTGCAGCACTCGACCCTGCATAGTTGGCGCTATCGCCAACCAGTCCCAGCACCCGGTCAAGCTCGCCCAGATTGGACAGCAACGGCGCAATCCCCCGGGCGGCCTCCTCTCCGAAGACACTGGTCAATGTGGACAGCTGCTGCGCCTCTGGCAGCGCGGCGATCCGGCCCAACACCTGTCGGATGGTGCCCAATGCGTCACGCTGGAAACCATCGCTAAATGCCTGCGCGTACCCATCAGCCGTCGCCTTGGCGGATTCCTTCGCTGACTGGATCCCTTCCTCGCGTCGCGCCTCCTCGACCCTCTGCACCTCCTGTGCCCGAGCATTGACCGCTTTCACCTCCATCTCCTGCTGGTCCTCGAGTTGGTCGCCAATCGCCTGTCGCTTGTCTCTGGCAGATCGCTCAATCGCCTTCACTTCAAACCTCAAGCCATCCTGAACAGCTTCGATCCGGCCCTCGTAGAACCTCCTGATGGACTCCACCTCAGCATCAGCCGATCGGCCTGCGGCTTGTGCTCGCTGCTCGGCCATCTTGATCATGTAGGTCTGCTCTCGGCGCAAGGCGTCAACCTGAGCATCCGCTCGATCCTCGGCCGCAGTCCTGACCTTCTCGGTCTGATCATCAAGCCTGTCCCCAATCAGTCGCTCTTGATCGCGGTATCGCCGACGAATTTCTTTCAGTAGCTCGTCGGTCTCATCACGCGCAGCATCGAGGCGCCGCTGGCTTTCGGCCTCTACAGCCTGAGTGAGACGCCGTTCTTCGGCAGCGGCGTCTCCCATCGCATACCCAAGCTCCCCCAGCGCGCTCTTCTGCTTGTCAGTCATTGCCGGCCCTTTCGACAGTGCGCCGACCATGTTCCGGAATGCCGTCGCGGCCACTTCAGACTGAATCCCCGTCTGAATCATGGCCGCGCCAAACGCCGCGGTCTGCTCACCTGACAGTCCAGCGATCTTGCCCACTGCCGCAGCGCGACTCATGAACTCCACAAGGCTCGCCCCGGATGATCCGGTGTTGTTGCTGAGGTAGTTCATCGCATCAGCCAAGAGCGATGTCTGATCCACCGTCAGCCCCAGCGCCACCTTCATTTGAGCCAGCGCTGCCCCGGACGCCTCTGCCGTCAAGTCGAACGCGGTCGCCACGTTCGACACCACACGCGCGAATCCCTCCAGCTCCTCACGCGCAATCCCCGACTGACCAGCAGCGGCGTAGATCGCAGCAAATCCTTCAGCCGCAATCGGCAGCTCCTTGCTCAAGGCAAGGACCTCAGATTGCAATTGCTCAAATGCCGACTGACTGTCCAGTCCATCAACCACCTTCCGGACCTCCGTCATCGAGGCCTCGAAGTCGATCGCGGCGCGCGTCGCCAGGCCAATCCCAACGCTGATTGCTGTAGCCGCAACGGCAGCCCCCTGCCACAACGAGCTTTTGACCATGCCGGAGAATCCATCCTGCGCCGACTTCGCGGCCTTCTCCGCCCCCAGAATGCCCTTCTCCAGTCGGCCCAGGTCATCCAGGCCGGCGACCTTCGCCGTGATCTTCAGGACGGCATCAAGATTCATTGCCATCAGCGTGCCCCCCGCTTTGCGCTGCGCTTCGGCTTCTCATTCGCCGCCTGGTTGATCAGCTCCCTTGCCCGCGCTTCCATCACCTGCAAATCCTCCAAGGTGCGGCGGGGGTCCTGAACATCGTAAAGGCGGAACAGCTCCAGAACCACGCCATAATCCAGCCCCATCACGCCCGAGCTGCTGACTCTCCACTGCGTCTGGCACCGGAGGAACATCAGCACAGCGTCCTCATGCTCCGGCCAGATTTCGTACTTCTGCGGCTTCACCGCATCATCCGGCAGGATGACGCCCAGCGCCGCTGCATCGGCATGTAGGTCATCGCTTGCTGCTCCGTCGCCGTGGAACCAATGATCCACGGCGCCCGTCAGTTTTTTCGTTTCGCCACTTCGATCGACTCGAACCAGCAGCGGATGATCTGTCCCGCGACAGTGGGGATCTCCAGCAGCTGGGCTAGGGATCCTTCACTGAAGGGGACGGCCTTGCCGTTTTCATCTACGACGCCATCCCAGCCGGCCAGGATCTCCTTCGCACCATCCTGATCCTGAATCTCGTCCTCGGGGTCCAGCTTGCCCCGTTCGGCCAGTCTGGCCGTCCGGATGATCTCGTTGATCCTGGTCTGCGGCAGCCGGCGGAACTCAGCATCAAACGTGAACTTCTCGCGCCGGCCACCATCGACCGGCAACACAATCGTTACAGGCCACTTGTAGGTGGCCGACTGCTTGAGAACGAATGACATCAGGTGTAGACCAAAGTGAACTCGTCATTCCCCGCATCGGGGTTGGGCATGAACGGCGCCGACAGCATCAGCACCCCATCAGAGTCACCGTAGGACGGACTGCCGAGGTTCACCGTCGGGGCGTCAAACGTGACGATGTTGCCGGCCGTCTGGCCGTGCTGGAACACCATCTCGCCCAAGGTCTGATCTTTGATCGCGCTCCAGTAGTCCTTGGATGCAACCGAGACTGCCTCGATGGTGAACTCTCCCTCAGGCTTGCGGTCGGTAATTCGCACCTGACGGCTGCAGCCAGCCAGCTGCCGGTAGGTCACTTCATTCGCCAGATTCAACGTCAGCGACTCCAGGCAGCCGGCGTAGCCGTGGACGCTGATGCCGGTGGTATTTGCGGAGTTGACTGCCACTGGCGCTGCCTGGTCAGCGTAAGTGGGGGTCGCTGCGGCAGTGGCAGTCGGGGTGGCGTAGAGACCGGTGAACTCGAAATTGATCTTCGGGATCTGCCCGACGTTCAGCTCCAGGGAGAAGGTGCCACGGCATCCCACAATCAGATGCTGAACCCCGTCATAGTTACAGTTGATGGTGACGCTTTCGATGGCTGCGCTGATCGGCGCATACGTCACCGAAACGCCTGCCGAGACGGTCTCTGAGAATGCACAGGCCCGCAGGCAGTCGCCATACTGGGGAGCAGTGCCGGCAGCGCCTGATCCTGCAAGCTCCACCGAGAACGACGCCGTCACCATCGTCTGAGCGGCGACTTTCTCGGTATTGCCGAAGTAGGGAGTGATCAGCTCCCGATCCTGCAGGTCAATCTCCAGCGGGCTAATGTCCAGCTCAGAGACGAGCAGGGCGTTCGTCCCATTAGGCGCCGAGCTGACCCCGTAGGTGCCTTCGATCTTGGCGAGGATCAACCTCTTGCGATAGTCAGCCATCGGATTGTTGGCCCTCCTCGGCCGTGGTGGTCATCGGCTCGGCTGGTTTCGCCTTCGACTTCTTCGCCGGGGGCGTCACATCACCGAGACCAGTTCGGAACATCAGGACGCGATCGCCATCAGGTGTGACCCGATAGCTGCCCCCCTCCCCTGCGTACTGGTCGGCCATGCTGCACAAGCATCGGCCCCAGTCTACGACTCACGAGCGCGAGAGCGCCACTTATGGCCCAATGGTCAGGTCAGCGTGCCGGGTGCGGTATCGCACGGCATAGACCATCCGGGTGACACCAGTGATGGTGCCGGAGTTTTCAACCATGAACTCGGTTGAGATCGGCGCCACGTCAGTGATGCCATCGACGCCCAGATCCCGGCTGCCCCCCATCATCGCGGCATGGACCGACTGAACCAGTGGATCAGCGGCCTGATCGGGCGGCTCGGTCGCCACCACCACGTCCACCGCCAGCTGCAGATCCCAACTCTGCCAGCAGAGGCTGGTGTCTCGATCGCTTGGTGTGTCCCGTGTCGGGCTCACCACGATGGCCGGGAGCTGCGCCGTGGCAAAGGCTGCGGCCCTGCTGCGATACACCGGCGTGGTGGTGGCCGCGTCGATCAACGCAACAGCAGCGGCGATCGCTTGCTCTCGGATGCTGGCGGTCATTCCGTTACATCTGGCTCTGGTCGGTCGTAGGCCAAAACCTCAGCGGCACGTTCCTGGGTCAACAGTCCGGCCATGACCAGATACCCGATACCGGGGCCGACTCTCGGATCATCGACCGCCACGAAAGGCTCGGCGCCAAGCTGGGCTAGAATGCCTGCCACATTTTCGTCGGTTTCAGCAGCTGCGCGGATCGCTGTGATTTCTTCCGTGGTGAATCGGAGAACAAACGCCGCAGCCGGCCATGTGCCGACCTTGTAAAGGCCAGCGTAGGTCTTGCCCTGATCCCGAAGAAACTGTTCAACAAAGGCCTCGGGGGTTTCGCCTGCTGCATTGGCGGCGGCAACCCATCCATCCATGTAACGCTGATCAGTGTCGGCGCTCAACGTGGCGGAAAGTTCAGAGATCGGCATTGGGGGGCTCCGTTGTGGGTTGTGTTGTGGGTTGTGCGGATTGGGCCGCTGCTTCCAGCTTGCTCAACATCACGGATGCAATGGGCGCACCTTGTAGACCACTTTGACGAACGCCAGCGTCCATCAGTTTGATCAAGTCGTTTGCCTCTTCGGTGGTCAGTTGAATGTTCATAAATCAGACTCCAATAACGATCCAGTTGGTGCCGTTGTGCCAGACCAGTGCAGCCGCTGATCCACCGCCGGCAACAGTAGAGCCAACGGCTGGGGCCGTGGCATCCGTTACCCTGGCGATCATGCCAACAGTGGGGCTGGCAGGCAGTGTTGCAACCGTCAGCCCCGTGGCGACTCGAACGCTGCCGGTCGTATCAAAAACCAGGCGATCAGCAGCATCTGTTTGCAACGCCATAGCACGGGCTGTGCCAGTCCCGCCTTTTTGGGTGCCAACAAGAGCAACATTGCTGGACCAGTCAATACGGAACCGCTCAAAGTTGGTAGGAGCCGTGTTGCTGTTTGTAGTGTTGTAGACCCTAAATCCTGTCGGCGTAGTGGTTCTGGCGACTGCGTACCGGTTTAGCTCATCACGGCAGATAGACGCATTGTCCCAGCCGAAGCCTGGGCTGCCAAGGTTGATCGAGGGCGGTAGCCATGTTTCAACACCCAAAAACGTATGCGTCGCGCTACCGCCAGTACCAATGCTGATCTGCATTGATGTGCTTCCGTTCCACCAGATATGATTGTCTTGTTGGCCCATTTCGACTATGCCGTCACTGCCCCCTCTTCGTATATAAAACCTATTGGTTCCATTCGTTTGGAAGTCAAGGTATCTTCCTGTAAATCCACTCGGCGCGTTAATCCCCAGCCCAGTCCCTGCCGTGCTCCACCCCGTCGATGTAGTTCCAGCAGGTTCAATCAGCAACGCCGGCTTGGTCGTGGTTGTC